CTTCGTTGGAGCGTATTAGCGTTTCAAGCTATGCTCAGCAAAGCGTTAAAAACACTGAAGGGCGTCCTTCTCAAATCTATGTTGACCGTCAAGCGACTTCTGTCAACATTACTCTCTGGCCTGTGCCAAATTCTTCTTCGTATACTTTATCGTTCTATCGCCTTCGTGGAATCAATGGAGTCTCGTCTGGGATAGGAACCACAGCAGATGTGCCGCCACGGTTTGTACCGTGCTTAGCGGCTGGTTTGGCTTACTACATTGCTATGAAGAAGCCTGAAGTGGCGGCGCGTGTGGCACCGCTTAAACAAGAGTATGAGTTTCAGTTTGAATTGGCAGCAGCCGAAGACACTGACTCGTCATCAATCAAGTTCGTGCCATACGACACGTTTTACCTAGGAGGTTAATATGCCTATCAAGATTAGAGAGCTGGACGAAAAAACAGGAAAGCCAAAGAAAAAAATGCCTTTGCCAAAGCCAAAGCCTCGTCATGCAAACCCAAAGCATCCAATGAACACGGAGCGCACAGGTCCTTTGCGTAAGGCATCTGGTGGGTCAATGAAGATTAAATCAGGAGACACCCTGTCTCAGATTGCCAAAAAGAATAACATCTCTTTGCGGGATCTTTTATCAGCCAACCCAAGCATCAAGAACGCTAATAAAATTCGCGTTGGCCAAAGCATTAAATTGCCAAGCACAAAGATGACCGGAAGCTCAATTGGTGCAACACGCAATCCATATAAGGGAATGTCTAAACAAGACATGGCAGATATGGATGTTAAGAACAAAAGCGCCAAGCGTCAGCAGGCCGCAACTAGCCGTAACCGCATGTCTGCATTGGATGACTTAAAGTTGAAAGCAAAGCCAAAGCCAAAGGCCCCGCCAAAGCTAGGCAAATTTAAAGCGGACGCAGAGGAGACCCAAAAACAAAGGGCATCCAGAACTGGATCAATAAAATCAGCCACAACCGCAGAGAATAAGCGCCTTGACGAAATGAGAGCAAAGGCCCGCAGCAGAGCGGACCGCAGAATGGGCGGCGGCACTATGAAGAAAAAAGTACAGGGGTACAAATCTGGTGGAATGTGCCGTGGTGGCGGAGCCGCAACAAAAGGAAAGCGTTTCGGTAGGTCTGGATAATAAATGACAACCGCTAGAGGAAAATATGCCTACGGCATCTGCGATAAGACGGGGTTTCGTTACAAATTAAACGAACTCGTCTTTGAGGTGCGTAATGGTACAAAAACTGGACTAAGGGTTGGCAAAGATGTTGCCGACCCAGACCAGCCTCAAAACTTTATTGGGCGCGTAAAAATAAACGACCCACAGTCCATCAGAGACGCTAGGCCAGACAGAAGAGAGCCGGAAGCAATATCAATGCTATCCAGCAACCCATTTTCCACTGGGGCGCAGGGAAGCGGCGTAATAACGGTTACTGAAACCAACCACGGCAGAAGCTCTGGCGATACTGTGAGGCTCAGGGGAACTGAAACATTTGATGGTATAACTACAGCGGTCTTGGAGCTTGCATCAGGCTATACAATCACTGTGGTTAATGCAGATACATATACTATCACAGTGGCCGGTACGGCTACATTGGGTGGAATAAGCGGCGGCGGAACATTGGCAAGCGCTGGCCCAGTAACACCAGCGGCGTAAGAGGAACATATGTCTTATACATACGGACAGCTAAAACAGGCCATACAGGACTTTACAGAAAATGATGAGACCGGGTTTGTCTCTAATTTGCCTGTGTTTATCCGCGCCGCAGAAGACAGAATCTTGGTCAATGTTGACTTGGAGAACTTTAGAAAAAATGCGACATCATCATTAACACCAAACGATGAATACTTATCTACGCCATCAGACTTCTTGGCACCGTTTTCTTTGTTTATCCAAACCTCAGGGAGCGAAGGCTTCCTTCTTGAAAAGGACGTTAACTTTTTAAGAGAGGCCTACCCCGACAGAACTGTAACTGGGAAGCCGAAGTATTACGGCTTCTTTGACGCTACATCAACTGTCGCATCTGGGGCGGTTCAGGCAAACTTCATAATGGCCCCCACACCGGATCAGGCCTATAATGTGGAGTTACATTACTATTATCGTCCAGCGAGCCTGACCGCTGGCGCAGATACAGAATATACATGGCTCAGCAGCAATGCTCCCAATCCACTACTGTACGGTTCGCTAATAGAAGCGTATATTTATATGAAGGGTGAGCAGGATGTTATATCCATGTATGAAGGTCGCTTTCAAGAGGGGCTATCTAGGTTAAAGGATCTTGCAGAAGCAAGGGAAAACGATGACGCATACAGGCAGGGTCTACCTAAAAGACCTCGTACATAAGGAGTAAAATACGATGGCAACATCAAACGCGGCAACCACCTATCTGGAGAGACGCATTCTTGACTATCTGTTCAAGAACGATTCACTCTCGTTTGCTACGCCGGGCAACAGCATTTACATTGGACTTGCTACAGCGGTATCAAGCGCTGAAAGCGGTAACCTCACTGAGGTAAATATTACCACAGAGGACGCCAGCTACACTCGCCAGCAAGTCACAGCAGCCGACTGGAAGCAGTCTACAACAAGCTTGTCAAAGGGAATTGGAACGGCTGACACAGAGGTTCAGGTAACTGACGCAGAGGCCTTCCCTACATCCGGGACAATCCAAATCGAAGACGAGCTTATTACTTATACCGGTAAGGACGGCACAGCAACGGCAGACGCTAACGGCGCTGTTTCAGCTTCTACAGCCCTTACTGTTGATAACAACAACGGAACCATTACCGTTGGCATGATTGTCACGGGGTCAGGCATTGTTGGAACGGTAAAGGTTGCGACTGTAACTACTCAGCAGTCTTTGGTTTTAGACACCGCTATTACAATATCAGATAATGTAGCGCTCTCATTTGACGGAACAAACACTCTCACAGGTTGTGTTCGTGGCGCCGCATCTACAACAGCGGCAAACCATGTCACAGCAGATGTTGATGGTGCTGTTACGGCTTCCACATCCCTTACCGTTGATAATGTGTCGGGAACCTTGGTTGTTGGGCAGCAAGTTCGCGGAACTGGTATTACGGGAATTGTGCGTATTGCTACAGTAAACAGTCAAACAAGCTTGGTTCTTGATACCGCAATCACAATTGCGGACAACACCCCAATCACCTTTGATGCGGATGCAGTGATATCTGATCAACAGCAAGTCATCAATGACAATAATGTTGAGTTTGCTCCATCTAGCGGTATTGCTAGCTACACTGTTACACATGCGTTTGTTGCAGATAAAAGTTTTGCAACGGCTCTTGTAAATAGCGGTGGCGGTATTTCGTCAACAAGAACAATTCCACTTGACGGGAATGTTGGAACGATTGCTGTTGGTGATGTTGTCACAGGAACTGGAATTAGCGGTATTGTTACTGTCGATGCAGTGGCTTCTCAGAACAGCATTACAGTAAGCTCAGCAGTTACATTAGCGGATAACGCAAAGCTCAAGTTTGACGGATCTAATGTTCTGTTTGTTGGTGAGCTAGATGTATCTAAAACCATTGCATCAGGCGATATCTTCCGAATCAATAGTGGAAACCTATCAGTTGAGTTGAAGTAATGGCTCTTGTGATCAAAGACCGTGTTAAAGAAACAACCACAACAACAGGCACTGGCACGTTAACTCTTGCCGGTGCCTTTAGTGGGTTTGAATCTTTTGCAGAAATAGGTGACACAAACACCACCTACTACTCCTGTACGGATGGCACGGACTTTGAAGTCGGCATTGGTACATACACAGCAACAGGCACAACACTGTCACGAGATGTGATCTTTGAAAGCACAAGCACCAAGATTACATCTGATGTGAATGGGGCGGTGACTAATGACACAAACGTGATTGTGGACAATGTGGTTGGCGGCACACTAACAGTAGGACAGCGAGTGCGTGGCGCTGGCATTACTGGCGTGGTTACAATCGCCACTGTCACCAGTCAGACAGATATTGATTTGAGCG